GTACCAAATCCCTGCCGGCAGCGTTCACATATCTCGAGTACTTGAAGTACGTCTCATCGTACCCTGTGGCCGTGATCGTCCCCGTCGCTGGGGTTACTGTAGCCGAAGGCACGGGGAAAGTAAAGTGGTCAGCATCGACGTAAGTGATCTGCTTCAACCCGTTGTAGGCAGTCTGCGACGCCCCTGCGATCGTCACCGGGTCACAATCGGAGTGCCCGTGACCTGTCTGAGTGACGGTAGCTACGCCCCCTGTTTGGGTAATGGTGACAGAGACAGGGGATTGAGCCGTAAGACTGGTCCACACTGCCCACGTTCCGTTGCTGGCATCAAACGCTAGGGTCATGCCGATAGTACGAAGCCCTAGGACATAGAACGAGTGGCCAGCAATGCGCACCCCATAGGCGTACACGTCAGACATTCCGTCGGAGGCCAAGATGCGGTCAACGTCAGGAGTGCTGACCTTAGCTTGCTCCAGCTCCTTCATCTTCCAGACCCCAGGCCCTTGCTGCTTGGCCTTTGACGCCCAATAGATGTTCTCGTCCAGATAGGCTACAGAATCGCCGTTGGCGCAACCAATCTGGGTGAATGCGCTAAGAACCGGCGACAGCGGAGAACCTGTAGCATTGCCGGCATTGTAGAAGTACTCAGTATTCCACTCCTTGAACGCCACCACGTAGTTCTGCGACTTGGCGAGGGCTACCCCCATCCCAGGCTCGATGGCCGCTTGGATGAAGTCCAACGCCCCCCACGTAAGCGGGTCATTCAGGGCGCTGTTATAGATGACCGCATTCTCGTCCATGACGAAGAAATATCCATCCAGGAACACAATGCCCGGCACTGTTGTCCGACCGCCCTTGATCGTGATGGTCCCCGTAGCGGGGGTGGCTGGGGTGCCCGTAACCTGATAGGTGAAATGCGTAGAGTCAGTGACGGTAATCGCAAACGTCCCGTTGTATTCGGTTTGCGCGGCCCCAGCCACCGTGACGTTGTTCCCGGTCTGCCAGTTGGTCGCAGAGGGCATGGTCACCGTTGCCGTTGATCCGGTTCGCGTAATGCTCGTCGGGGTGTGTTGGCTCCACCCAGGGTAGTCTGCGTCTGTTACTTTGGTTAGCACGTTTCCCTCCAGCGAGAAAGCGTCATAGGCTGACTTGAAGAATACCCCGTATAGGCTTTGTTCAGCGACAAACTGCATCATGTCAAACGGCNNTTACGGACAAGGCGTATGTCGGCATCTGCTAAAGCGCCCCGTAGTAGTACAACCGCTTGCTTGCCCCTGTTGCTGGCGACGCAGCCGGAGTCCCTGAAAGAGTGAAAAACCACTCAGCAGCAGTGAGCCAGGGATAGGTCGGATCCAAGGTTGTCTTTGCGTAGAACAGGCCGTTATACTCTGCTTGGTCGCATCCAGTAATCTCAATGTGCTGATAAGCTCCGTACAACGATGCCGATACTATTTTTGCGGACGTGCCGGTGGAGGTTAGAGTAAAGCTCGTTGTGCTGCGACGCTTTCTGACCTGTCCAACGTAGTCTGAAAACGTAGTTGGCCCTGTCCAATCAACTCCAGATGGCCACCCGCCTGGGTACGGGGACGACAAAAAAGCGTTCTTTCCATTGACGCTCATTTCAATGTATCCAGAAGGAGCAAAACCAGCCGGGTACGTATGCGTTGGGAACGAATTAAAGGTGAACGTTGCGGATACAACGTCTGGGGAATAACTGCTGTCGGAGTCCAACACGGCAACCCCAGCCAAGTTTGCTCCAATAACCTTTTCCACCCAAACTTTTGCGGCCGCAGCAGCCGATGCTGCCTCATCCCCTACCATATAGTTCGGAGATTCTGGAGAGGTAGCTGCTGCTCCACTACTGGCGCTCCCATACCAAAACCCTCTCCATCTGTCGGTTCCAGCTGGAGAAGCCGACCAATACGGGTCTCCAGGCCCAGGAGAGGTCGAGGGGTTGTTTACCATCGCATAGTACCCGCCAACCAGATCGCCGATATAGNNGGGGGCATCGGGACGTAATCGAACACGTCCAGCGTATCGTCGTACACCGTAACCAAAAACCCCTGCATGCCAAGCGCACCTTGATGGTTCGCGTAGTTGTAGTTAGTAGTCACCACCCCTGGACGCTTAATTACGTCCCCCTTCTCATAGACCCCGTTGATATTGCGTCTATCCCGGTCCATGTTGGATATGCGGGTCAGAAGGGTGGGCGGCAGGGGAACTCTCACGTCACCACCCACGCCTCTTTGGGGGTCTTGATCATCACAGGACCCCCGATGGAACTCGACAGGGAATAGACGCCCCTGGAGGCCGTGAAGTTCAGCCCCGCATATATTGGGGACAGAGCCTGCGGAGAACCGGCAGCGAAGGGCGACGGGGTGCTCTGGTACACGTCGTCGTCAATGACCGTCAGCACCGCATCGCGAATCCCGACAATGAGCTGACTGTCGCCAGCAGCGATGTTGCCCAAGCTCGAATTCCCTGGCCGCTTGATCACCCCGAAATTCTCCCCGGTGGGCTCATTAATGCCGTTTATGACTCGGGGGCCGCTGGTTCTATCGTCCTTGGACGTGGAGAGGTCAGTACCCAGAAACTCGCGGCCCACGTCAGTACCCCCCTATGAACGCTGCCAACGTCGAGCCGCTGCCGTTGGTCAGGGCAGGATCAAACTCGGAAATGGCTGGGCGGGTATTCCTTGATTGGATATCCCCCAACTCGTCCTTTGCCGTCTGGACCACTGCCTCTGGCGGGGTCAGCTTGAACTCTGACGCCAACTCCACCGCAAGTTGATAACA